CGGCTGCGCTCCATTCAAGCCCGTAGTTCTTGATGATGGTGGAGGTCACTGTGACCGTTTCGCCCAGGTCGGCGATACCTCCCACCGAAGCACGGGCACTCTTCTCCAGGAACTCTATCCAGTTGTTCTCCGGCACTCCGTTGGAGATAACTTGATACAAGCCATTGGCTAATGCGTCTTTAGCTAACGGAATCTCCGAAGCAAGAGATTCTACTTGACCGGTCAGCTTCTTAAGCCCTGCCTGATCGAGACCTGCCATCGTATTTACGGCACGCATCGAGACGTCGAATCGTTCATAGCTGCCGGCAACAGAGTCTATGGCTTGATTTAGTCCACTTACAACTGAGGTTAAGGAGGTCACAACAACGGATAGTTCAGCCATCCTCGAAAGACCGCTGCTGAGTTTCTGAGCCTCGCCAGTGGCTTCCTTTACGGCTTTTTTAAAGTCGTCCATGTCCAGACGGAGCGTTTGTAATACTTTCTCTCCGTTGGATTCAAGTTCTATTTTGAATTTCACTGAATTATCCATTGCATTTTTAAATTAAATCACTAACTTTGCAAAAATGAGTTACGTTATGACTGAATTTTTAATACATCATCCAATCGCTTTGAAACTGATGCTCGTAGGTATAGTAGCCTTTTGGCTATTTGTATTACGAGGTATCGTCTACTATGTGGACCATAGTAGAGAGATTGATTACGAGGAAAGGAAACGAAGAGACGGGAAACGATAACGTAGGGCATTATTTGAACCCGTACTGCTTCAACGCTTCCCTGTACTTCACCATGATTTCCTCTGTGCTCATAGCCGGCTTGGCGTCCTGCCTTGTCGGCTCTTCTTTTTCCCACGGGAACACGGCGATGTCCTTTACGCCGAGCGCCTTCTTGGAATAAGGTTGCACCATGCAGGTAGCCAGCCAGCGATAGCGTTCCCATGCGCTGCGTTCCTTTCTTACCTCCTGCTGTTGATGACATTTCCACGCCTCATAGAATTCGGATGGGGTGCATCGGCAAAAGTCATCCATACTCATCCCCATACACCCCATCGCAATTCCTAACAGCGTTTCAATATCACTTTCTATCTTATCCTCTTCCTCCTCTACTTTTTTTTTGAATCATTCTGAAGTGATTCAGCAAAGGCCTGAAGGTCTGCCGGCGTGGTATAGTCTGCAAAGGTGTCGAGATCCATGTCGAAGTCCACGTTCTCCGCACGGCAAGCACTGGCCGTGCAGTGGTACATGAATTCAATCATATTGGCGGTGTCGCTTGTCGACATCTTGCTCACGTCCTCTCCGGTGTGTCTCTTGTAGCGCAGCATGGCGCCGTTGGTCAGGTAGCAAGGATATTGCTTTCCTTGAACAGTAATTGTTCCTTTAGCCATAATTCAAATCGTTTTAGACGGTTCTACATTAATCGCCTTCAGTGATATCCGTCAGGCCATTACCCACTTTCTCCACCTTGCCGGTATTCTCCAGCTGGATGCTGTACTTGGCATCGTCGCCTGCCTGAGCGTCCAACTCGAGCGAAGTGATGATGTAGGAGCCTTTGTAACCGCCGGTAGTTTTGCCCGTACGCTTGTCGCCGTCGCGGAGCGAGTAAGTGGCGGTGATAGGTTCGCCCTTCAACTGCATTTCCTTCAACTGGTCGTAAGTGGGCGTTTCGCTCGTACCGTCGGTGAGTACGCAGCCGTCGGCCGAGATGGTTTCCGAGAATGACTTCACGTACTTATCCTTCCACTTGCCGGAAGCCGCCTCTTTGGTGACGCGCTCGCCCGTTTCGGTTGTGGTGCTCACCTTACAACCGGTGCTAAATCCCAACGCATTCTCTCCCACTGAGAGGATAAGGTTGGTTCCATCGAGTACACTATTCATATTCAAATTCTATTTTAATGTTGTTATAAAATCATTCTAATCGCAGCAAAGTCGTGGTCGGTATCTGTAGCCGGTCGGTCGGCATCTTCGCTTGCCCGCCGTCAGAATGAATGGTTTGCGACTCTGGGTTCTTACATTCATCATCCGGACACTGTGTGGCGGATCAATCTTTCTCTTCATTGTGAAGAGACCCTGTGCGCACACCTGGTCGAGGTTTTCAGCCAGAGCGACAAACGGGATGGAGGGAGATACGGTTGCCTGGTCCATTGAAGGCTGACAGCCAAAATCAGTTATCAAGTCCTCAAGTGGGTTGGCCATCACTGGCTGCTCGGCCGCCGAGGCATTCCAAACCGAGCCAAGCATGAGCGTCATGATGACGAGCATACATCGGAAGGTAATGTTATTACGCATATTCAAATACTTTTAAAATGTCGTTTTAATAGAAATATAACAAGGAGTGCGAGTACGGCACCGGCCAGCACCTGTCCTACGTGAATCCAGAACTGTTGCCAGGGTGTAGGCGCCGCCGTCGCGGAGGACGATTGGTCCTCCTGGCGTTGCAGCGCATTGCGAATCCTCACCAGCTCGTCCTCCAAGTAGACGCAACGCCGCTCGAGGCTGTCGCACGTCGATTCCACCACGATATCGTTGTCGTCGTTCCGGCTTACCTTTACCTTGGCCCGGCCTTCCTGCCCTTGGAAGCAAGCCCCCTTGGGCAGGCGCGACAGGCTATCGTTCGGAATAGTCAGCGTCACTTTGCTCTGAGGGATCCCCTCGGACCATAGCAACAGCCTTCTTGCGCTTAGGCTGTCGCCTTGGCTTGTCTGCTGCGCTGCCGAGGTCGACGACTCCCGGACTGTTCTGCAACTCACTGCGCAGAGGGCAAACAGCAAAATGAGGGCAAGCCGTAGCTTTCTGGATCGTGCGGTTAAGCTCGCGCACCGCCTTATAAAGTTTGATATTCTCATTCTGCAAATCAATTAAAGTGTCCGATAAGTTGTCATACATGGTCTTGTAGACATCCTCTCTTTCCTTGGCCGAAGCAGCCTTCCGGGTGTCCCGGTTCTTGATCCATACCCAAAAGACGGCTACAAACCCGGGTCCGAACAGAAGCTCCAGTGCCTGAAGTATCCAGTCCCAGGTCATAAGCGTTCCTTTCTTCTATGGTGTCACATCAAGTCATATCCGGCCTCCACGTCGGCGGCGACGGCCGGCGTCCCATTCTCCACCTTCGAGATGGCGGAGGCCAGGGCCGTCAGCGTGCGCTTGTCCTCCAGGTCCAGCTCAACCCCGTCGGTGACGGGAATCTGAAGCTCGCGGCACACCGCACAGATGTAGGCGTTCGTGTTGTTCTCGGAGGGAGGAGCCCACCGCCGGATGACGTCGGACACCGTGCGGAGTCCGTACTTGCGTTGGTAGTTCCGGAGGATGGTCATCAACGCCCGGTAGCCGTACGCCATGCTCTCAAACTGAAAGAACTGGGAGTCGGTCTGCCTGGTGCGCAACCCCTTCCACTGGTCTTTCGACTTGCGGATGTTACCGGGGTTGTTGTTCCTCAGTCCGCGGGATATCACAGCCGCCATCAGTCACTCGTCTTGGATGCCGCCTTGCGGGTGTCCAGGATGACGAACTCCTCGCCAAAGGCGATGTTCGTATCGGCCTTCATCAACATCTTGAAGAAGTAGAGTTCCGAAGCCGGAGACACCTTGTCAATCTGGATCACATCCTCGTCGTCAGACAGGTTCACCGCTGCGAAGAGGTTGCTCGAGGAGGGATTGGGCGAGCAGAGGGTGGCCACAATCACGTCGTCGGGCCAGGAGGCTATGGTCTCGATGGGGATGCCCTTGTAGCGGGCCGCGTTCACATCGGTTTCCGAAGTGTTCTTGTACTCGCGTTCGGTCAGTTCGTCATCGTACTTGTCGAAGTCGTTCACCGACATGATGATGCGCAGGGCGGGATTGCCGCGCAATGCGGTGGGGATGGAGGCGCGGACGGCCTTCAGCTTGCCCAGCATGGTGGTCTCGGCCGAGGTCACCTGGATGGTGTTTTCGTCCTTCAGCGCCTGGGTGAGGATACCGTTCATCAGCTTCGTGCCGTCACTCTCGTCGTACTCGCCGTTCACGTACAGGTCGCCCAGTTCGAAGGTCACCTGCTTGGAGAGCGCGTCGAGCATCGTAT